ACCTGAAAGTCCGCTAAGAAGATGAATGCTATTGCGATTGAGAACCACAGCATTGTCGTCGGTGAACGGGTGGACATACTGCAAATAGTCAGCAATGCCAGCCGTAACCTTGAACTGATTTTGGATTTGGTCATAGGTGTCTGAATCAAAAATGTCAGAGAATATCAACTCATCCCTTACGTTGCGGCTAGTAATTGTTTCACTACCAGATGTTCCCGTAGAGGTGTAGTAGTAGGGGGCAATGATGCGTCGTTGGTGATAGACCCCCCACGGGGGCGCGGGCATATGAACAAATCCAAGCCCTTGTGATTGAGCCACAGAATAAATTACTTTGTGAATTGCGTGATCTGCAACTTGGGCAAAGAAGGTGAATGTATTGGCGTTAGGAACAGACGCAATAGTATAACCAGCCCCATTTTCTACTAAGGAAGTTGCGCTAGCATCCACCACAAAAATCCGTTTACCAACGGAAAGACCGTGAGCCGTCTCACTTACAGTCACAACACCATCTGCAATGCTTGTGTTGCTATTGGCATTGTAATACGTTGTGTTGGCATAGGTGCCGTTTGCCACCTTAACGAAGGCTGGGCTACCCGTAATAACACCATTCCAAGATAGGGCTGTAAGTCCATCTCTGAAGATGAACACCTTGTTGAACGCCTGAATCATCTCAACGTCATCCGTTATGGTGATACCAGACGGATAGGCAATGTCGGTTGGAACCGCTGTTGAGCAATTAACCGCAATCGCTTTAGAATTGAGGGCAAGGATGAAATACTCGTCATTGTCATCCGATGGGTCGGAGAACAAGCAAGAGCCATAGGCATTGTTAATGTTGCTGCTCAGAACAGGAGCCCCGGCAAAGTTGCTTCCGCCAATCGAATAGGTTTCGCTACCCGTAGCACCCGTAATGGTGAACGTAAATGTCGTTGAGCCTGTTACAGTAATCGTGCGATTGCCGTTGGGGTTAACTGTTCCCGTAAGCCCAGAAATACCCACTTGTGTGCTTGTGGTAAATCCATGAGCAACGGAGGTGGTAATTGTAACCGTCGTTGTGCTGCGAGTTGCGCTAGAAATAGTGCGGTTGGTCCAGACGTAGAACGGAACAATCAACGCTTCGCCGCTATTACCAAGTTGGGGACCAAAAGCATTAGACCCTTTTCGGGGTTGCCAAGCACCGTCAATGTCCATGCGTCCATTGATGGACACAGCAAGCTCACCAGACTTTAATTGATCGGGGCGCAATCGGGCATTGATCCGTGAGAATCCAATGTCCACCTCATCATTAAACTGACTGTCTTTTTCGCCAAAAGTATTGTAACGAGCCATTGCTTTATCATACCCTACCGCTCAGGTTGTTTTCTTTTGGCGAGAATGTGATTAGCGGTAGGCGGCGGTCTTACGCGCAATGGATTTAGGCTGTTTTACAAACTGCTTACCAGCTTTCATTCCTTTACGTTTGGCCGCATTGGTGGCCGCAATTTCAGATCGGCTCAACCCCTTAAAAGCTGCTGAGGGTAGGTAGCGTTCTCCAGTTTTCAGACTGGGCTTGCCTGAAGCCGTGCGCCATTTCTGGCTAGTCCAATTGACTAGGCTACGTTGTTGGGGTTTCATTTGGCCGTCTTGTAGCCGCCGCCCTGTTTTTTGTAGCGGACAGCCATTAGCTGTGCCTTACGAGCCGACCACTGCCCCGGCCCACCACCCTTGCTTCCAGCCTTAACAGATTCAAAGATGCGCTTCCGCAGGGTTGGCTTGGTGTAAACCCCTGCACTATTTACTGTGGACTTCACGAACAGGACTTACGTTTGCCGTAGGCTGCTTTGCCAAAACCCTCGTAGTCCTTCTTCTTGTTCTCTTTCTTTTCGTGCTTAATCATCTGCTTGCGTGACTTGTAGTTTTCGTTTTTCATAAAAAGATATTAGCACGACCATGCTTTTCGGCTCCAGTAGTTGGCCGATAGTTTGTTGGATGTGCCTTTAATGCCACCAGAACGGGCGCAATAGGAGGCTTTACGGGCTGGTTGGCTCTTCTTAATGGACATATTGGCATCCCCAAAGCGTATCACTTTGGACTTCCCATTGGCACAGGCGCGGACTACGGACTTCTTTCCGCCGCTAATGTCGCGTCTAGGGCTGTTACAGGGTAGCTTACGAGGGTTCATTCTTCTTGTATTCCTTGTGCCATTTCCAAATGAGGTAGGCCAATCCCACCAGACCGCCAATAATACCAATAAGATGGTTAATTTGGCTTAGGCCCAATGCTGCTGCCGCTGGGGTAGAGGCCACAAGGATGTCTTTCTCGTAGGAGTTCATCGCTTACGGGTCATTCTGTCACCAAACCACCAGCCCACACAATTGAAGGCCGCAAATTGCACTTCGTCCACCATGTCGGCTTGTTCAAAATCTGGAACATTGAAAAAGATAATGGTGACAAGAATAAGGAGAAGGAGGGTGATGGCTGGACGAAAAAGGGTGAGAACATTCGCCGCCCACGGTGCGGTGTTTACAGGTGCAATTGCCGCATTCTGGCTGGCAGTGAATGCTTCCCATTGGGCCTTATCAGCCGCAATTTCGGCCATAGCTTTGGCCTTCTCCAGCTCGCGTTTGTGCTCTTGACCAGCTTTGTAGTTGTCAAAGAACCCATTGCCAATGCGGAGGAGAACACCGAGTGCGCCGCCGCCTAGTGCGTTGGTGAGAAGATCGAGCATCGTTAGGCGGCTTTAGGGTTGGTAAGACGACGGAACAGGAAGTATGGCAACCAGACCCACTTTGGGATTCGCGTCACCTTGAAGTTGGTATTCTGGCAGAACGGCATCTCTGCATCCCAGAGCTTAACGCGAATCGGCGAGCCATCCGGTGACGTGCAGTCGAGAATAGACACGTTGCGCGTAGGAGCGCGGCCTTTGGTCCAATAGTTGTCATACTGGCCAAGCTCAATTGTGCCGCTGATGGAGCACCCGTAGAGCGATAGCCCGTCAATCGACCCCTTGGCGGTAATCGACCCTTGAACAATGCAATGTTGGACGACATAATCGTTGCCGCGCACGAAGTCGATTGAGTCCTCCCGGCTGGCTGGAATAATGAGACTTGACACGCAGAGGTGCGACACGTTGGAGCCCTTTACGAGATCGTCGTAGTTTTCGGGGTCAAGCGGTGCCTGCCACTCAGCCGCGTTCACCGTCAGCCCGTTGTCCTGCGGCCCAACGTAGCTGCGCCAATTAACGTCTGCCGTCCCGCTCATTCGACCTTCGTTTCCTTTGGCTTTAACGCCTCGGCGATCTGCTCCGCGCACTTGCGTAGCAAATCGTGATGATCGGCGGGTAATGGAGCCAGACGGCTGCCTGCGTAGAGGTTGGCTAAAGCTTGCTCGGTGGTCATAAATTAGACGGCGGTGACGGTTAGAACTCCAAGGTTGCTCACGGTAACTCGGTATCGCGTACCGTTGGCACTTGCCAGAATGATGCCTGAGCCAGACCCGCCGATTTCCAGCTTATCTCCCGGACTCGTCGTCCCAATGCCGACGTTGCCGCCCTGCCGATTTAAGATTAGATTTTTGTAACCAATGCCCGCTTGAGCGGCTTGAATCTCGCCGTATCCAGTAGCTTGATTCACTCCAATCTGAACGAGGTAAGGGTTAGCTACTCCGCCGCGAGCAAACCATGCCACCACTTCTGTATCGGCTGGCGCATAAAACGCAGCGATTGCCGGAGCCGCGTAAACGCCAGTAGGTAATGCACCAACAACCAGCTTAGAGTCTGGGCTGCTGGTCCCAATCCCCACATTCCCACTGCTCGTCGCAAAGTTGGCTCCTGTGGTGCTCGACAACGCCCCGGTCACGGCTAGGCCGGTGGAGGAAATGCGGGCGCGTTCGGTCGTGCCCGTTCTTAGCAAAAGGTCCGAGTCGCCAGTCTCAGCGTTATTCGTGCTTGAGATAAACGAATACTGACCAACTCCACCCTCAAAATAAGAACCTAAAACAAGTCGCTGGTCTGCGTTATCGACAACAACTTTGCCAACAGTTCCGCTCGATTGAGAGAAAAACCCGTTACCCGTAACGTGAAGTTTGAAACCGGATTCCACCGAACTCGTCCCAATGCCGACGTTGCCGCTGGTGTTTAGCGTCATTCCCAGCGTTGATGCTCCTGCCGCTGAATAATAGAAATTTAGCGCGTTTCCGCGTATATACAAATCATGCCATGCAGCACCCGGCTGCAAGGAGACAATCTCTCCGTAATTCGAGGTTGCATTGAACCCGATTCCTACTGCCTTGCCTCCAGTTGTTCCAGCGCCACCAAACACCACATAGGTCGAATCCCAAGCGCTAACATTCCCACTTGCATTAGCAAGATTGACTGACAATTTTCCAACAGGGGTGCTCGTCCCAATACCGACGTTCCCACTGCTCGTCGCAAAGTTGGCTCCCGTAGTGCTCGACAACGCCCCGGTAACGGCGAGGCCGGTGTCAGTTAGCCGCATCCGTTCGGCGACACTTCCAACCGCGTCGGTCGTGGCAAAAGCCATGTAGGACCGATAAACACCTGCGCCGGTCGCAATGAGCCGCGCCGATATGTTGCCCATTGGGTAATTCGAAAGGCTCGTCGTGTTGGCGGTAAACCCAAGTGAACCTCCGAGGTCTGCGGCGGCTGTATCGCTCGACCCCACGATAAGAAATCCGGAGTTGTTTGCAATTGGCACATTCGCACCGCGCAAGGTCGTGACTCCGCCCGCAAACAGAGTGCTGGAAAAGTTGCCGGTCGTCGCCGCCACCGCCGCTGGGGTCGTCCCTCCCACCGTGCCGTTGATGTTGATTGATGCCGTGCCCGTCAGGTTCGTGACCGTGCCGCTTGTCGGCGTGCCCAACGCACCATTGAACAGCACCGGAGCACCCGCGCTGCCAGTGTTAACCGCCAAAGCCGTTGCGATGCCCGTTCCGAGACCAGACACGCCCGTGCTGATGGGAAGGCCCGTGCAGCTCGTAAGGGTGCCGCTCTGAGGCGTGCCAAGGATTGGCGTGACGAGGGTTGGAGACGTGGCGAACACAAGCGCGCCCGAGCCTGTTTCGTTGCTAATTACACTGGCAAGTTCCGCCGAAGTTGTAGCTGCTAAAGCCGAAAGTTTGTCTGTCGTTACCACCAAAGTTTTGGAGGCTGGAACAGTGGTGCCGTTTAGCGTTGTTGTGCTGCTGGAGGACAGGGTGGTAAAAGCCCCTGTAGATGGGTTTGCTGCCCCAATAGCCGTGTTTGTAAGGCCAACAGCGGAATAGTCGGTGCTTACACCAACCACCGCGCCTGTGCGCCCGAACACGCTAGAAACAGCGTCCGTCAAATCCACCTTTTCCCAAGCCGTGCCGTTGCTGATAATCCAGTCGCCCACTGCAAACGTAATGCTAAACTGCGTGCCAGCCGCGCTAACAACGTAATAGTCGCCTTTGGTAGAAGCCACAGGCGGGTTGTTTAGGGTGGGAGTGTTTGTCGAAGCATTCCACGTCCCGTCATAATTGACCGTGCCGCTAACAATCAGCGGGGGGGAATAGTTGATAATTTGGTCAAAAATGCCGGACATGGTTAAATGTAGTTGAGTTCGCTAATTGTAAAAACACCCGTGCCGCTAATTGCAATGACTTTGGCGTTTTTTGCCCAGCCCGCGCTCCAAATGCCGCTGTTACCATCCTTGAAAATGTGGCCAGCAGAAACCGTTGGAGTAGAGCCATCAATGGTGAGACGCACATCTGCGCCTTCTAGCGTCCAATAGATGTGACTCGTGTTTGGATTAAGGGCTGCAACAATAAAGTTGGTAGCTGTTCCACCAGCCGAAAGCGTT